TAATTGGATTGGTGCTGGTGAATGGCCGTCAAGTGGTTATAATACTAATATAACAGAATATATGGATGGGTCAGAAGCGACTATACCACTCAAGATGGGCGCAGGTCCCATTGATTTTGATATTATTGGTATAATACCTCTTGCAGGAAACCCTAACACACCTGTTGTTATTGATTGTAATACAACATCATTACTTCTTGCAGTGTATCATTCAACTATTGAATATGAATCGACTCTTGCTGTTAACATTGATTGTACGTATATTGGACTTAATCAAAATACCTTAGACTCATCTATAAGATATGATGTTAACATTGATTGTAATACAACAACATTAACATTTACGATTAATCAACCAACTGTTGTGTATGCAATGGAGTTTGATTTCGCTTCTGTTATATTAACAACCATCCCCCAGACAATAAGTATTAATGCATCTACAATTGTAGAGTGTGATTCTGCTAACTTATTAAACTCAACAAGTAACGCTCAAGTTAACTGGTTCAGTTTAACAACGATATATCAAACAATCGGATACGGAGGAACGTTTAATGATTGGATTGATTGGATGTATCAGACAATTGATATATCAGAAACTTTATTAGATGTTACATTACTCCCTGGTTATCATTATGATGCTCGTCATCTAGTTAACAACGCTCAGTTTATAGATTCTACAGATACTGGATCTATAATAATAAGAGGTAATAATAATAGTGTTATCAGTAATGAACATGTATGTTATGTTCCTCGAGTTACTTATTCTGAAATAACATTTGGCCATCATTTAAACATACAAGCAAACGATTGTGTTGTTGATGATTGTATAATGGGTTCTATGTATGGTAGAATGTATGTTGGATCATCCGCTGACAACTTCTTATGTTCCAACACTACTTTTGAACCTACTAATCAAACTAATCAAACACGATATATAACCGTACATCCCCACACAAACGCAAACATCCCCCGTTTCGTTAATTGTGCATATACTGGGTCTCTACCGGCAGCAGAAGCGTATTTAGATGGTGATGTAATAATACATCGTTCAGATTTTAATGGAATATATATCAGAGATGATGTTGATGTATTTGCATCAAGCAGTATCCTTAGAGGAATGGTATCGCTTTACGGGGGCAATGCTAGTTTATACTTATACAACTCGACTGTTACTTACAAGATTAACTCTATTAATTCAGGAAGTAAAGTATATGGTTACAATACAGCATTCTTGAACACAGATTGGTCCTCACAGTTTAGTTATTCTCATTATGGGGATTATAACTTTACTACTGGAGATACATTTGGTACTAATAATACTTATGGAGATGTATCTGATTATAATGGTTTAATACCTCCTAATATCAAATCAGGATTGCATATTGATCCTCCATTAGATAATAGAGGTGCTGTATATATTCCGATAACAGAATATTATAATGGATTTGAAGCTCAAGCTCCTTATTATCAAGGTAGTCACAATTTCAGTTTAAATTCTGATATAGATGTTAATCAAACAGTATTAACATCTAATGTATATCCTATTAATGTTGCATTAGATGTTGATGTGAATGTCAATCAAGAAACGATAACATATAATACGTATCCTATTAATGTTAACATAAGTCGAAATATAACTGTCAATCAAGAGACGATAACATATAATACGTATCCTATTAATGTTAACACAAGTCGAAATATAGATGTTAATCAAGAGACGATAACATATAATACGTATCCTATTAATGTTAACATAAGTCGAAATATAGATGTTAATCAAGAAACAGTAACATATAATACGTATCCTATTAATGTTGCATTAGATGTTGATGTGAATGTTAATCAAACAGAATTAGTATTTGAAATCAATAATTGTAGTGTGTATGCAGGAGTTGATGTTTTAATTACATTAACAACAGATGATCAAACATTTAATACTCATCAAGCAGAAATAAAATATAATTTTGATATAGACTTAAACACAGTTGATCAATCATTTAATACTCATCAAATAGAAGTAATATACGATGTTAAGATACAAGCAGGAATTGCTTCTTTAACATTTAATACTCATCAAATGGAATTAACATATGATGTTATTAATAATCTAAATACGATTGATCAATCATTTAATACTCATCAAGCAGAAGTAATATATGATGTTAATGTATTATTAATAAATAATAACCAAGCGTTAACTAGATATCCGTTAGATGTGCTTGTAAGCACAACTATTAATGTTAATCAAGTATCTTTATCATTAAACAGTTATCCGATAGATGCTAATTTACAAGAACGTGTTATTAATGTAAATACAAGCCAACTTATTATAACTGAATACAAGATACTACCACTTGTTGACACTATAGCTTATATCACATTCATGGTAGAGACAGAAAATAGAACAATTGAGGTTTAATAATGGCATTTATAGAAAAAAACGGATGGAAAGTTATAATAAAAGGAAAAGATGAAGTCTTTGATGTAGACTTTGATTATATATCATTCCTAAAAGGTGCAACCATTATAACCTCTGAATGGGCGGGGGATTTAATATCCAACCACTCATTCTCAAACCAAAAAACAACAGTATGGTTAGAAGGTGGACAAAATGGAAAGGAATATATTATCACAAATGTTATAACAACTGATACTCAATTAACGATATCAAGATCATTCAAAGTTCATATCAAGGAGCACTTACTATGATTCCAGAATACATATATGGAGGAGATACATTAACATTCTCTCATAATACTCCTAATTATAATCCATCATATACATTAACCTATAATCTAGTTAAAGAGGATGTACATTTATCAATATCTGATGTTAATGGAAACAGAGCATTTAATGTAGATACGAGTTCATGGGATGATGGAGAGTATAGATATCAAGTAACAGTAACAGATGATAACACTATTACGACAATCGAAGAAGGGATTTTCATTGTTAGACCATCATTCAAGGGAACAGATCCAAAAGATCATAGAACCCATAACGAGAAGATGCTCCAAGCAATAAAAGATGTTCTCGAAGGTAAAGCTACTCATGATCAAGAATCATATACAATTGCTGGACGATCTTTAACACGGTATTCTTGGGAAGAGTTGCTTTTAGTTAAAACACAATATGAGAAGAATATAGTTGTAGAGAGGAAGCGAAAAGGATATAATAATACAATAGGAGTTACATTTTGAAATCAAAAGGCGATATAACTAAATATCAAAAGAGACAATTTGAAGGAACCAACACCTCTAGATTGTTCCGTGATTGGGTCTCAGCTCCTATGACAATAGATCAGGACCTTCAAAATTCTCTTCAACAATTAAGAAGTCGATCGAGAGACTTATCTCAGAATAATGATTACATCTCAAGGTATCTAAGACTCCTTCAGATTAATGTTATCGGTCCTCATGGTATATTATTCCAATCTCAAGCTAGAGATAATAATAAACATTTGGATGTTATAGGTAATAAACAGATTAATGATGCATGGATTGGATTCAGTAAAAGAGGTGTTTTAACAGCTGATGGTAAATCATCTATGTTAGATGTTGAGAATGTAATCATTACTACTTTAGCAAGAGACGGGGAGGTATTCATCCGTAAGTTAAAGGGTTGGGATAAGAATCAGTATGGATATGCTATCCAATTAATCGAAGCTGATCTCATCGACATTACTAAGAATAAGAAATTAGCAAATGGTAATAAAATTACAATGGGTATCGAAGCTGATGAGTGGGGACGACCTGTACATTATCATGTTAAATCAGGAACAAAAACGTTACTGATACCAGCAGAAGAGATTATACACGTATTTGATCCTGAAAGAATTGATCAATCAAGAGGTTACCCTTGGACCACATCGAGTATGAAAGCTCTTAAACAGTTAGCAGGTTATCAAGAGTCTGAATTAGTTGCTGCTAGAGTTGGGGCTGCTAAGATGGGTTTTATAACATCAGAGACAGGAGATGATTATGTTGGAACTGGGGACGATTATGTATCAATGGATGTTGCTCCAGGAACGTTTGAACAACTTCCACAAGGAATGTCTATCCAATCATTTGATGTTGATCATCCGAATGCAGGATATGGCTCTTTCACTAAGAGTATTCTGAGATCAGTTGCTTCTGGGTTAAATGTATCATACTCAGCATTAACTGGCGATCTCGAGTCAACTAGTTACTCATCAGCTCGTATCGGAGTATTAGAAGATAGGGATTACTATAAGAAACTTCAGAAATTAATAATTGATAAGTTCCTTCAGCCATTATATGAAGATTTTCTATTACATATTCTAGGATCAAATGTACAGATTCCTCAATCTAAATATGATAAATTTGCAACTCCTTCTTGGCGTCCTAGAGGATTCCCAACAATTGATGAATTAAAATCAAGTCGAGCTAACATATCCTTAATACAAGCAGGATTAACTACGACAGCTGATGTATTAGCTGAACAAGGAAAAGATTTAGATGAGGTTTACAATCAAATAGCACTTGAACAAGAGTTAGCAAAACAGCTTGGATTGAACCTTAGATCAGTGTTAGAGGTTGATGAAGAGGGAACTGACTCAGGTAAAAGTACTGTGTCCACGACAAAAGAAACTAAAGAGTAATTAGAAAAGGATAAATATATAGTATGAATATTAAAGTAGGTGTCCAAGCAAGAGTCTTGGAAATAGATAAAGTAAATGAAGATGAAAGAACCGTTGAGGTATCATTTTCAAGCGAAAGTAAAGTGAAACGACATTATGGTATAGAAGTATTAAGCCATAATAAGTCTCACGTTGATATGGAATTCATTAGATCGGGTAATGCTCCCCTTCTATTAGATCATGATCGTCGTGACATCGTTGGTGTAGTGGAATACGCTGACATAGTTGATGATCGAGGAAAGGCAATAGTTAGATTCGGAAGTTCAGCTAAAGCTCAAGAAGTATATACTGATGTAAAGGATGGTATCCGAAAAAACATTAGTGTGGGTTATACAGTTTCAGAAATGGAACGAGAGGTTGGTCAGAAAGGAAAACCTGATAAATACCTTGTTACAAATTGGAAACCAGTTGAGGTTTCTATTGTATCTGTCCCGGCAGATTCCACAGTTGGAATTGAAAGATCAGATGTTGAAAATCAAACTAATGTTCGAGTAATCGAAAAGGATAATAAAATGAATGTAAAAGATAAAAGTAAAAGTAAAGAAGTTAATCTAGATGAGCTTCGAGCAGAAGCAATGAAAGTTGAACAGACAAGAGCTGCTGAACTAATGGAAATGGGAACAGAGTATAATGTTGATGCTACTTCTGCAGTTAAAGAAGGCAAGACAGTAAATGAGTTCAGAGCAGAAGTGTTGGGTACAGTATCAAGTAGAATGAAGGAAGTAGAAATGAAAAGAAATAGTCCAATTGAGTCCGCAGAAATCGGAATGACAGACGCAGAGGTTAGTAACTTCAGTTTCACTCGAGCTATCAATGCTCTTGCCAACCCAACAGATCGTCAAGCTCAAGAAGCTGCATCATTTGAATTTGAAGCATCTCGTGCTGCTTCAGATCGTGCTGGTGTAACTCCTCAGGGATTGTTCGTACCAGTTGATGTTATGACTCGTGATCTTAACACAACCTCTGGATCCGCAGTAATTGGAGATACTCTAGCTGGAAGTTCATTCATTGAGATGTTAGATTCTTATATGGTTACTTCTAGTGCTGGTGCAACTATCATGCGTGATCTTAATGGTAATATTTCCATTCCACGTCAGACATCAGGTGCAACATCATATTGGGTAACAGATGGTACTCCTGATGTTACAGAGTCTGAAGCTACTTTCGATCAGGTTCCTTTGAGCGCTAAAACTATCGGGGCTCTAACAGACATCGGTCGTAGATTGTTAAGTCAGTCTTCTGTTGATATTGAAGGATTGATTCGTAAGGACCTTGCTCAGCGTTTGGCTCTAGGTATTGATGCTAAAGCCCTCGAGACTATTGCTGCTGCAACTGGTATCGGTGTTGTTACTCTTGGAGGAGGCGCTCCAACATTTGAGGAGATTGTTGCACTTGAAACAGCTGTTGCAACTGATAATGCTCTTGTTGGTAACCTCGCTTATGTTGCTCCTGCTGGTGTTGTTGGTGGCTTGAAAACTACTTCAACAGAAGCTGGTTCAGGACGATTCATTCTTGAGAATGGTCAGGCTAATGGTTATGGTGTTTATACATCAAATAACACATCTGAGACTATCTTTGGTAACTTTGCTGATCTTATCATGGGTTATTGGGGCGGACTTGACATCAATGTTGACACTGCAACCAACTCTAAGTCAGGAGCTGTTAGAGTAGTTGCTCTTCAAGACGTTGACTTTGGTATTCGTCACGGTGAATCTTTCGCTAAAACAGCATAAACTAAATGTCCTTACATCAACCCGGTGATTCTGAGGGATTCTTCTCTCAGAATGAGCATGCAGAACAGGCTATCTTTAAATCAAAAGATGGTTCTGTTGTGAAGTATTGTTCAGTTATCTTTAATGAGACATTTACTGGGCTTGATGCAGGAGGAACAGTTGTTATAGAAATAAATCAACCTATGCTTTATGTGAACGCTTTCGGAACAAATATTAAGAATGGAGATAAATTTAACATTCAAGATATTTGGTATACAAGCCGAGAAGTTCGCAATGAGCAAGGTGTTTACGAAATAAGGTTAACAAAATAATGCATCCAAGAACAGAAATTAGATTTGAAATAGAAGATATTTTAAAGGATACTACATTAGATGTTTATACATCTAGAGTATTTCCATTAGATTCTGTTGATGATCTTCCTTGTGTTATAATATATACTAAAGATGAACAATCGCAAAGTATATCTTGGCATGAAGATGAACGAGTGTTAGATATTATTATTGAGTGTTATTCTAATCAATCAGATAATCTAGATAATGATTTAGATGATATNGCTGAGATCGTTGAGAACGCGATTATCTTGAATAAGCCTAATCTATTGTTAACATCAACTTCAATGCAGATGGATGCTTTTGGAGAAACTCCAGTAGGAACATTAATATTAAATTATACAACTAAATATCTTGTTAATAAAGGACAATTATTATGAAAATGAAACGAAAAGGCATCATCATTGATGTAAAAGAATCTAAACGAGCTTATCTCATTACTAAAGGGTATTCTGAAGTAAAAGAGAAGCTAACAGAAAAGGAAATTAAAAATGGCTAGTATATATGGAAGTCAAGGTGTCGTTAAACTAGGAGCAGTTGCTGTTGCACAGGTTCGGTCTTTCGATGTAACAGTAACACAGGAGAATGTAGATTCAACTGTGATGGGTGATACAAGCAAAAGCTTTATCAATACAATGAAGGAATGGAATGGTTCATTATCTTGTTTATGGGATGCAGACGCTGACGCAGGTCAAGCACTATTAGACGCAGGGGACACAGGAACCATTCATCTTCAACCTGAAGGGGGAACTATTGGAGACACAGATTTAACAGGAAGTATTCTTGTTACTGAATGGGGTATTTCTTCAACTCATGATGGTCTAGTTGAGTTGTCAATATCATTCCAGGGTTCTGGTGATCTATCAGTCACATCAATAGTATAGAGAGATAAAGGATATTAGAATATTCTAATATCCAAAGTTTGGATTCAACTTGAGCAATGTTTATTTAACTAAACAACTTTCTCTCGTTTGTTTGAGTTGAATCCCTTAATTTAGAGAGATTAATAATGGCAAAACAAATAAATAAACCCGCAAAGTCCGACGCAACAAAAGGATTCTTTGAAATAGCTAATGCTAACTTCAACAAAGATGAATTGTTATCGTATACAATAACAGAAATGGATGATACTGTTGTGTATTATAAACCATTAACATTCGGAGAACAGCAAGAGATATTTGTTAAATCTAAGAAGGATGAATTCGCTTCATTGTTATATTGTTTTATGATTAAAGTATTAGATTCAGATGGAAAGAGAATGTTTGATCTTACTCATGAACAGAAGATTAGAACAGAAGTTCCTCCTTTAGCTGTAATCGAAACTGCAAATGAGATACTCCAACAACTGGGAAAGTAACGTTTGATGATACCTCTGATGCGTACGTTTTATTTGCTATTGCTGAAATGTTACACAAGTCTGTCAATGAAGTCTTAAACTTTACAATGGATGAAGTTACTGGTTGGTTAGATTATTTGGAGTATAAGAATGGGAAGAACGTTAAGTAGAACGCAGATAGAGTTGTCAGCAAAAGATAAAACCCGGAAGGCTTTTGCTAAAGTATCATCAAGTTTAGAGACATTAAAACAACAGACAACTCGTGTGGCAGTAGGTTTATCAGTATTAACTGCTGGTATGATTGCTTATGGAGTTAAAACAGCTGCCAGTATTGATGTAACAGCTAAAATGTCTAAGCGGTTAGGTTTAAACGTAACTCTTTTACAGAAGTACGGTCATGTTGCAAGTTTAGCAGGTGTATCGCAACAAAATCTTAATACCGGTATGCAAAGGTTCCAACGAAGAGCAGCAGAAGCTGCTCAAGGTGTTGGTGAATCAGTAAAAGCATTTGATGAATTAAACATTCAATTAATCGGGACTGATGGTCATTTAAGAGATACAGAAACTCTATTCTTAGAAACAGCAGATGCGTTAGCTAATGTTGCTTCAGATGCAGATAAAACACGATTAGCGTTTAAACTATTCGATACAGAAGGTGTTGGATTCCTTCAGTTTATGAAAGATGGTTCAGCTTCTATGAGGAAACTCGCAAAAGAAGCTGAGGCTCTTGGAATAGTATTAAACTCTAAGCAGACACTTGCTGTCGAGAATATGAATGATGCTTGGACAAGAATAACGGCAACATTAGATGGTGTCGCTAAACAGATGACAGCATCTCTTGCTCCTGCAGTCGAATTAATCCTTGAGGATATATTAGGATTATTCGAAGCAATGAAGGGTGATAAGAGTATCCAAGAATGGGCTCAAGAAGCATCAATGTCAATAGTATCATTTGGTTATGATGTTAAAGATTCGATGTTAGTTGCAAAGAGTTACTTCATGAAGTTGGATGTATTCCTTGAAACTTGGCTTGGAGAGTATTCAGGTTACGGTGTTATAGGGTTATTATTATTCGGTAAGAAGATACTAACAATGACTGCATACTTAGCTGGTTTAGGTATCATAAAAGCCTTCCAATTAACATTCGGAAAAGTTGCTGCTATTAGAACCGCGGGTGTTGGAGCTGCAACTGCTGCAATGACAGGAGGTATTAGTTGGTCAGCTTGGGTATTAAAAGCAACTAAAGCAGTCTCAGGTGTTGGAGCAGCATTATATTCATCAGATGCAGGATCAGCAGGAGAAGATTCTCCTTGGTCTCCAAGTAATCCACATGGTTACGGAGGTCCAGTATCAGCTAATGGTAATGGATCTATACAGCAAAATGAATCAAAAACATCAAGACAGATGGCATTAGATTCTTATCATATGTGGCAGAATGGTAAGAAGACTAAAGAAGAACATTTAGCTTATATCAATGCTCTTCCAAAAACCCGTTCGTCGGGTCCAACTCCAACATTTACTCTTCCTTCAACCTCTCTTAATATTACACCTTCTGAGCAATTAGATCCTTACGCTCAAATAGATAAAGATACTGAGAATGCTCGTTTATTGAATAGAATGCAAGAAGGTAATACTTTAGATTCTATGATTCCAGCAATGAGTCCTGTTCCTGGTCAAGAAGGATCGACTTCAGATGGAGTTGATAAAACAAATGCTCTATTAACAAGATTGCAAGAAGGTAATGAGTTTGATGCTGGTATCGAAACCACGTCGAATATGGGTTTAGTAACAAATGCTTTATTCGGAGGAATGAATGAAGCAGCAGAAGCAATCAAAGATCCATTACAAACTGTTAAAGATTTAGGAACATCAACATTTAACACTTTGGCAGATGGTATTACTAATATGATAATGACTGGAAAAGGAGGTTTTAAAGAGTTAGGACAAGTTATTCTCAGAGAAGTTATTGGAGCCCTTGTTAAAATGGGAGTTCAAATGGGTTTAATTTGGGTA